GTGCCGCTTCGAGTTTGCGTCGGGCCCGGAACCCGTTGGCGATGGTGGAGCCGCTGGCGTGGCCGGAAAGGGAGACGGCCCGGGCGGCGCGCCGGCCGTGGGCCACGACCGCCCCATCGGACAGGGGCCGTTCCACCGAGATCTGTTCGACGCCGGTGCCGTCCCACCCGGCGATGTCGCCCACGGCGAACTGGTCGCCGTCGCTGTCGGGTCCGGCGTTGAAGGTGAGCCCGCCGAGGGTGACCACGCCGGGGATCATCCGAGGGCCCAGGCGATCTTGCGGGCGACGTGGAGGGGATCGACCTTCTCGTTGAACACGTTCTGTACCTGGGCGGGGCGGCGGCGGGCGGTCCGTTCGAGGGCACCGAGGAGGCGGCCCATGTCGGCCTGGCTGATCCCGCCGGCCGCCGCGGAACGGTCGGCGCCGTACAGCGGGACCCCCCAGATGCCGCCGGCGGCCATGGGGATCACCTCGTGGCCGAACTGGCCGGCAACCTGGGTGAGCAGCGCCATCGACCGAACCCGCTTCGACTGAGCCAGTGGGATGTACGCCTCCCCGCCCGTTTCCGGTTCGGCCCATACCCGCCAACTACCGGCGGGGGCGACCTGGGCGACATGACCTTCGGCGTTCAGAACGGCGGTGGCCCCGCCCCCTACGGGGCGGTAGGCACCCGGCTGGCCGGGGACGGGAAGCATCTTCGATAGAAGCAGTGTCCATTCGGCGGAGAACACGTCATCGACGGTGATCTTGTTGGCGGCCAGTTTGGCGAGGAGCTGGGCGGCGAACGCCTCCCCGGCTTTCGCTCCGATCACACCGATCGTGTCGGGGATCTTCCCGAACTGCTCCTTCGCCGCATCCACCGCCGTTTTGCTGCCCGCCCGCATGGTGGCGGCGAACTGATCGAACTTCGGTTTCGTGCTCGACGCGATCTCGGCGACGAGGCCGGCCGCCTCGGGGCCGAGCGCGGCGAGCACATCGATGAAGTCGCCGCCGCCGCGCCCGGCGATCACCGCCAGGTTCTTCATCCAGGCCAGTGTGTCCTTCGTGTTCTGCACGATCAGTTTGCGGTACGCCTCCATCGACAGGGTCGACCTGACGTTGGCGGACTCGACGGCGCCGGCCCGTTTGTCCTCCGACGCGACCGTTGCGTCGGCGGCGTCGTTCTCTGCTTTCTGTGTGGCGTCGAGGTTCTTGACCCGCTGGTCGTGCGCCGCCTTGGATGCCTTCCCGGTGATGAATTCGCCGGCGAGGGCGGCCTTCTCCGCGTCGTGGCGGGTGTCGATCGCGTCCCGTTCGGCTTTGGCGCGGTCGCGGATCGAGTCGGCCACCGTCTTGTTGGCATCCTTGGCGGCGGTCGCCGCCGCGGCCGCACCGGTGCTGTACACCTTGGTGACATCGATGGCCGCCTCGAACGCCGACGTCAGCGCCTTCTGGGTGGCGATGGCGTCCTCTGCCGACTGGGCGTACACGCCCCACCCCGACGCTGCGGCCTGCTGCGCGGCATAGGCGTCCTTCAGGGCGGCGGTGGTCGTTTCGATCCCGCCGGTCAGGTCGATATGGTGGGCAGCGGCGAGCGCCTCGATCTGTTTGCGGTTGAGGCCGGTGGCGGCGCTGGCCGCCCCGATGTTCTGGTTGTACGCGTGCATCTTCGCGATGCTGGCGTCGAGGGAAGCCTGGAGTGCTTTCCCGCCCTGGACGTTTTCCTGGATGGTGTTGGGCGACCACGGGTTGAGGACCTGACCGACGGACGTGAGCGCGGCGTGTGCCGTGCTCCCGAACGTGTCGAACTGCGCCGCGTTGTCGGCGAGGAGACCGCTCAGGTTCCTCTGCTGATCGGTGAGCCCGTCCCAGGTGGACAGGTCGAGTCCCTTGGATGCGCTGGCGGCGAGTTCCTCGGCGTGGCGTTTCGTGTTGGCCATGACGCTCATCAGCCCGCCGAACAGGACGATGGCGGCGCCGATCCCGGTGGCGAGCAGGGCGAGTCGCAACGCCCCCATCTCCAGGGCGAGGACCCTGACCGACACGATCACCAGATCGATGCCGGCGGCGATCTTGGCGAACGCGAGGGCGGCGAAGGCGACGACCGCCGTCCAGATCGCCGGTACGAGCGACACCGCATAGGCGGCGGCCATGGCGACGACGTAGCCGCTGTGGTCCTTGGCGAATTTCCCGACACCGGCGATCACCCCGCCAACCGCGTTGAGGGCCGCGACCAGCGTGGGGCCGACAACCCTGGCGACATCGGCCACGCCGCGGCCGAACGACTGGACCGCCGGCAACGCTTTCTTGGCCACGTCGGCGGAGAAGTTCTCGAAGGCGGTGCGGGCCCGGCCGATCGCCCCCGGGATCGTCTTGCCGTACGCCTCCGCCGACCCGCCGAATTCCCTGTTGACCTCGGCGAGGATGATCTTCTGGGCGCCCAGCGTGTCGCCGGTGGCGACCATCGCCGCGATGGCCCGCTTCTGCTCGTCGGTGAAGAGGACCCCGACCCGCCGCAGCGCGGTGAGTCCCGCCACCGGATCCTGCAACGCCTTCCCGAGCTGCATCGAGGCGGCGCTCATGTCCTCACCGAGCGCCACGCTCATGTCCAATGCCGCTTTGGTGGTCTGGTCGAACACGTCGTTGCCGGCCCCGACACCGTTCTTGATGTTGGTGAAGGTGAGCAGCAACGACTCGCCGCCCTGGACGACCTCGTCGTCGACCCCCGACAGCTTCGCCAGGCTGTCGGCCATGGTGTGGACATGCCCGGCGGAGACCAGAGCGGCACCCCCGGTGGAAAGGATCACCGCCGCGGTCTGGGCGGCCGCCACCTGTTCCTCCCCGAGGCGATGGACGGCCATCGTGGCGAACCCGACGATCGAGGTGGCGACACCGGCGATCCCCGCCGCCGACGCCACCGCCCCGCTCGAGATGCCGCTCAGTTTGCCTTCGAGTTTGGCGAAGATCCCCTCGGATTCCTGGACGGTCTTCCCGGCCTCAGAAAACCCCTTCTTGAGGCCGGTGGTGTCGGAGAGGAACCGGAAGACAACTGACCGGTCAGCCACCGCTCAAGCCTCGATCGTCTTGGCGAGCCGGTCGAGAACCGCTCCGAAAGCGACGAAGATCGGGATCTTCTGCCGCTCGAACGATTCGTGCATGACGCGGTGTGGCCGGATGTTGTGCGGGCCGCGCCGCCCCGAGCGGTGGCCGGTCCCCCAGTAGACCGCCTGGGCGTAGGGGGTGCGGGCGGTGCCGAGGACGACCTGGGCGGCGGTCTGCGTCGACCGAGGCCGCAGCGACCCGGCGAGCTTCCCGGACCGGACGGGGATATGGGGGCGTGCGTCGGCGACGATGATGCCGCCCACCTCGTTGAGGGCCTTGCGGAGTTCGCGGGGCAGGGTCGCCTCCGTTGCTTTCAGGGCCTTGCGGAGCTCCCTGATGCCGGTGATCTGGATCGTGAGCGTCTGCGCCACGTTTTGGCCTCTTTTCATCCGAAAATGGTCATTGCTGGCTATGGCTATCCGGGGGACGGCTGGCGCATCGTGGACGGTGAGGGTTCGGACCAAACCGAAGGTCTCAGAAGGAGTCGTTCGAAGATGGTCTGGATCGTGGTTCTGGGGTTCGTGGCCTGCGTCGTGGCCTATGGCGTGTGGAGCGCAACGACTGAGGACGGCAGGGCGTATGCCGTCAAGGTGGCTGCACGGGCAGCCGACCGGAAAGCCGGGAAGCTCTCACACCAGCTCGACAGAGGCGGCCGGGTCAGCGCCCGCATCTCGACTGTCGGGACGAAAAGCGAAGCGGGTGGGCTGGCCTGCCCGAGGTGTGGCGGCACCCACTTCAAGGCTCGCCGTTCGCGGGCCGCCCGCTACGGCGGAGGTGTGACCCTCGGAGTCGCCACGCTGTTGGTCACCAAGCAGAAGCAGGTCACCTGCGTGACCTGCGGAACGCGCTACGACCGGGGATAGTCCTGGGTCGCCGGGCGCAGGACGACCCTGACTCCTTTCTGGCCGTCAGGAACGGCGGCGGCTGCGGTGCTGATGGCGGCGCAGCCGTAACAGCGGATGGTGGACGTCTCGAACGTCGGGTCGGGCCGGTAGCGGCCACGGCCGTCGACCCAGTCGGCCTCTCTCGTTCCACATTCGGGGCAGACCGCCGCCGTGGCTGCTAGCCAGGCGAGGACCTTGTCGGCGTCGTCGTCGAGCCACAGCGGCTCTCCCGGGCCGGGCCACGGCCGGCCTAGGAAGAGGCTGTGAGGGATGCCATGGTCGCAACACCAGGCGACTTCGGCGCGGTAGGCGCCGTCCCGCTCGAGTCTTTTCCCAGGTCGAGGGTTTCCCGCCGCTGGTTGACCCCCACCGCGGCGGAGAACAGCACGGTGAGCTCGGCCTGGTTCCAATCCGGGCTTTCCCACAGCTCGGTCACCTCGGCGACCGACATCTTCGGTTCCTCGAGACTGGCGGCGACGACCGCCGGCGGGAACGTGTCGGCGTTGAAGTTCAATTCGACGTCGACACCGGCCGCCTTCACCTCGGCGATCTGCTCGGCGGTCGGGGGATGGGCGCGGACGAGTTCGTCGTAGGCGTGGTGGCCGATGCTGCGGAACTTGAGGGTGACCACGGCGTCGTCGGCGGCGGCCTGGGCCCGGAGCGTGTCGAGGTTCTCCTTGGCGGTCCACACGGCCTGCTGGGCGTCCGGGTCGCCCGGTTCGGCCCGGAGGCGGGCCTCGGCCTCGTCGACCTTCCATTCGGCCTCGTGGACCGCCCGGGCGGCGTCCGGGTCGAGGACGACCTCGACGACCTTTGTCGCCCGCCGCTTCTTGGACTTCAGGTGGTCGGCGGTGGCGGGACGAACCACGATCAGGAACCGGCCGCCGGCACCACGGCGTCCTGCTCGGGAGCGTCGGTGATAGCGAACGACACCTGGAACTTCGCCGCTTCGTTGGTCATCGTCCACTGGTCGCTCACACCGGTGCTGATCGCCGGCCACACCTCGGCCCGGGTCCCGGCGACGTCGCCGTAGGGGAAGAACACGAGGAACCCTTCGGTGCCCTTGACGAGCGCGGCGCGCATGGCGTCGTCGGCGTCGTCGTCGTAGAACGTGACGGTCGACGTGTCGGAGGTGTCCTCGCCGGGGATCTGCGTCGTGAACGTCGTCGACAGCTTCGGGGTCATGATCGGCGAGTTCTTGAAGTTGAACCCGCCGATCTCGGCGATGGCCGGGCTGAGGTCCGTCCCGGCGGTGACCTCCGCCCGCGACGGCGCGGTGAGGTTCGAGACGGCGGGGACGAAATGGATCTCGGACAGTCCCCTGCGGAAGAACTCGGACATGGACGTACCTCTCTCTGGTCGGGCAGCTCAGCTGCCGGGTTTCGGGGTTGCGGGTTGGCCAGGTGAGCTGCTCGGGTCAGCCGGCGAGTCCGGGACGGAACCGGCCGTCGGCCCGGCGGACCTCGATGAGGGTCTTCGCCACCCATGCCGGCCGGGCGTAGGGGGTGGGGAGGTCGTCGCTGTGGGTGATCTCCCAGTCGGCCGGTCCCCAGTGGGCGGCGAGGAGCGTGTCGATTTCGGTGACGATGTCGCGGGCGGCGAGCTGGGCGGCGGCGGCGTCGACTTCGGCGTCGAACACGAGCCGCACGGCGAAGATCCAGGAGGTGCCGGTGAGACCGGCGTCGGAGACGGTGAGGAGGACCGGTTCGGCGAGCTCGGCGATCCGGCCGGGCCCCGGGTCGTGATCGACCGCCATGGTGATCCCGTCGACGGCCGGGTAGCCGTCGGGGGCGAGGGTGTCGAACAGCTCGGCGATCGCCGCGGCGGCGGTTTCCCTCGACATCTACGAACCCCCCTCGGCCCGGACCGGGGCCCGGCGGATCAGCAGCACGACGAGATGGTGGGGGCCCCTCGGGGAGCGCTCCACGACCGGCGGGACGGCCACTTCGTAGGTGACGTCGTCGACGACGACCAGGTCGAGGGTGTCGATGGCCACGTCGGGTTCGAGGAACAGCCGGTAGTCGGACAGGACGACGTCGCCGTCGCGGGCCACGTCGGTGACGGCGGTCTGCTCGAGGCGCCCCGGATGGTCCGACCAGACCGTGGTGCCCGCCGTCGGGATCCCCTGCGAGCTGGTGGCGTCGTAGGGGCGGCGGCCGACGGTGACGGTCTGGGCGAGAAGGCCCCGGAGGCTCACCGCGGACACTTCCCCGGCGAACGGCGCGGGGTCATGCCGGCGTGAGCGCGAGGCTGGTGACGATCCATGAGTATCCGGCGTTGTTGGTGGCGACCGTCGCTGTCCGCACCGGTGTCGCCCCCGCGGCGACCTGGGCCTGATCGGCGGTGATCATCTCCATGTCGTTGAGGATGCTGGTTTCCCGGACCGTCGCCGGGCCCGCCATGGTGCCGCCGTCGGGGGATGACAGGGCGTAGGCAGTGAAGAACTCGACGACGGTGGTGTTGTCGACCGTGGTCGTCAGCGCCGCTGATGGCAGCGACGTGGTCGACCCGCCGTTGTTCGCGCCGTGAGTGTTGACCGGGGTGGTCGGGTTGCCACCGCTGTAGGCGATGAGGGTGAGGGCGGTCCAGTTGTTGGCGTTGAAGGTCCAGGTGTAGACCGTTCCCGCCTCGCCGGCTTGGGCGACCCGCCGGTAGATGGTCTGGACGATCGGCACATTGGGAACGCGGGCGTCTTCCCGCACCAGGGTCCACCCCGCCGGTGGGGTCGTCGTGTAGCCACCAGCCTGGTACCAGGCGACCGCGATGAGCATGACGTCGCCGGCGACGACGCTTTCGGGGACGGTCAGCGATCTGGAGGTGACGCCCGCCCCGTTGTTGTGGGTGCTCGCCCGGTAGACGGGCGGTGTGGAACTGGGTGCCTGTACCCGCCCGGCGGCTACTGACCCGGCTCGGGTGAGGGCCAGTCCCTTCCTCATGCGCTCAGGTCGCCGGCGACGACCCATTCGTTGGTGGCCCGTTTGCGGAGCGACGCCCCGCTGTACTGGCCGGTCAATTTGAGTTTGGCCCCGGCCGCCCGCAACGTGACGCCGGCGCCGGCGGCGATCGTGACCTGCCCGGCGCCGGCCTGGAACACCTCGATCACCGTCCCGACCGGGAAGGCAACGTCGGCGTTGGGGGGGACGGTGAGGGTCGTGGCCGTCGCCTTGGTCATTTCCACTGCGGTGGATGCGTCGGCCAGGGCGAGGGTGTAGTCGTTGGCCTGGGTGGTGGCGACGAGGAGGTCACTGGTGATCCCGGGGAGACCGGCGTGGTCGATGGCGGCGTGCCCGGCGACGGTCAGTTTGGCGGCCAGGGCGGTGGTGACGGTGGCGGCGAAGTTGGCGTCGTCGCCGAGGGCAGCGGCGAGCTCGTTGAGGGTGTCGAGTGCTCCGGGCGCGGCGGCCACCAAAGCTGCAATGGCGGCGTCGATGGCGGCGGTCGTACTGTCCGCCGGGTCGGCGGCGGTGACGATGTACCCCGGGCTACCGGTTTTTGCTCGCAGCTTGATCACCGTCGGGTCGGCTTGGCCGGTGACGGGGACCGTCACCGATCGTCCGAAAGGCACCCGGTGGGCGATGTCCTGCTGGTAGTCGGGGTTGCGACCGTCGGTGGTGAACCAAATCTCGGGGCCGTCGGTGGTAACGGTCACGTTGTTGACCCGGCTGGCGAGGGTGACGGTTGTCACCACTCCGGCTACGAGGGTACCGGTGGAGCTCATGCGCAGATCCCTTCTGTTTCCAGGCGGCGGGCTTCGTCGAGGAGCGCTCGCATGTCCCGCGTCGCAGGCCGGGAGCGGGCCGCCCGGGAGTACCGGCTGAGGAGCTTGTGGGAGGCGTTCGAGCCCAGGTGGCGACTCAACCGGGCCGGTGGCGGGTGATGGAGATGATGGAGGTCAGTGGATCCTCGAGCCGGTTTGCCAGCGAGGCAGGTCAGCGCAAGCGCCCATGCTTCGTCTTCCTGGCCCCACCCCTCAAAGCGAGGGTCGAGGGGGATGTCGAGGTAGGTGGAGCGGGGCAGGACGACGATCCCGCCGCCGGCGAAGCCCCGGTAGGGCGGCTGGGCCCGGCCCGTGGTGGATTCGGGTGCGGCGCCGCGGTAGACGGCTTCCGTGGCCGTCTGGTCGAGCCGGTGGACCATCAGGTGGGGGACCGCCCACGCCGCGCCCGCTTCGACGGCGGCGACGGCCGCGGCCACGCCGGCGCAGAGGCAGTCGGCGTCGGCCACTACGAGGATTTCCCCTGACGAACGGCTGGCGGCGCCGACGACCGCCAAGGCTTTGCGCCAGGGTGCGGGACAGGGGCCTTCGATGACTTCCCACCCGAACTGGGCGTACCAGCCGACGACGTGGTCGCGGGCCTGGAGACGCCACGGCTCGTCGGAGGTGAAGGGGATCAGCACCGAAACCGTCATGCCGCGACCTCGGTCGGGTTGGCGGCCCGGTCGAGCTCGGTCCGGTAGAGCGGTTCCAGCGCCGCCCAGCTGTTCGCCACGGCCCACTCCCGGGCCCGGGCTTTGAGGTCGGCGACCTCGTCCGGGTTGGCGGCGAGACGGTCGATCACGATGGCGACGTCGCCGGCGTCGGGGGCGGTGAGGACGACCGGGCCGCCGGGGGTGCGGATGGTCGGGCCGGGACGGCCCCGAATCGGGCAGATCGGCCAGGTGGCCGGGTTCGGATCGCAGTCGGTCATGGCCACCCCGAGACCGGCGGCCATGGCTTCTTGGACGGGGAGGCATAGCCCGCCGTAGCGGCGGGGCATGACCAGGACGTCGGCGTCGTCGTAGAGGCGCCAGTGGTCGGCTGGGCAGCGGACATCGAAGGTGGCGAGGTGCCTGATCCCGGAGACGGTCGGGAGGCGGGGATCCTGGGTGGTGACCCGCACTGACAGCGGCTGGCGCACCATGCGCAGCGACCGGAGAAAGGTGAGGGTGCCGTTGCGGTCGCCGCTGGTCCGGTGCCCGGCGACGTGCAGGACCCGTAACGGCCCCGCCGTCCGGGTCGGGCGAGGAGCCTCCTCGATGGCGACTGGGACCGGCACGACCCGAACACCGGGCGGGAACGTCCCGAGCCGCCACACGGTGGGAACCCACACCACGTCGGGGGCGGGGAGCTGCTCGGTGAGGTGGCGATGGAACTCGGGCATGGCCATCAGTACGGTGCGGCAGCCGACGGCCCGGGCGATGTCGTAGGCCCGGTGGTCGTAAGCCGTCTCGTACATCACGGCGACGTCGAGGCCGGTGAAGAACCGGCGCATCTCGTCGTCGTCGAGGCCACCACCGTTGAAGGCGACGACGGTGGCGTCGGGGTACCGGTCGAGGTGTTGGGGGAACTGGTGGGCCCACGCCCCCATGTCGATCACGAGGGTCCGGTCGGGTCGCATGTGGGTGTAGAAGTCGTGGGTGAGCCGGCCGAGGCCCCGGTCGTCTGCTCTGGCGCCGAACAGGCCGATCCTCATCGGCCGGCGATCCGGTAGCGGTCAAGGAGCTCGTCGATGGTGGCCGGTTCCCACCATGACAGGGCGACGTCTTTCCCGAACGGTGTCGCATGACCCTGGCTGATGTCGGTGGCGTCGTTGACCGGCAGACCCCATTTAGTGTGCCAGTAGTCGGCGAGGGTGTCGTAGTTGATCGTGGGGATTCCAGGGTGTTGGTGGCGGAGGGTGTCGACGCCGTGGCCGGGGCCACCGATGGTGAGGTCAACGATGGTCGGGCCGGCACCAAAGTGGATCCCGGCCAGGGCGGCGCGGCGGATCATGTCGGCGTCCTCGTAGTAGGCGGGGAACCAGTTTTCGTCGAAAAGGCCGATCCGGTCGAAGAGGGCGGCGGTGAGCACGGCGGTGTGCCACCCGGCTGGTTCCGGTGTCACCCCCCATTTCCCCGGGTCGAGCCCGGCGAGATCCCGCCCGCCCGCCGGCCCGAAACGGACCGCGGCGGAGACGAAGGCGACGGCGTCGTGACCGGCGCCGATGGCTGCTCTGACGGCGAGGTTCCAGGATCGGGCCACCCCGAGGTTCCGGCCCGGGCGTATGACCGTGGCGCCGGGGCGATACCAGGGGAGCGGGGCGGCGCAGTTGTCGATGACGAGGAGGTCGAGGTCGGGGTGGATGGTGTCGAGACATCCGACGCTGAGTTCCGGGTCGATCACGGGGACGGCCAGGAGGGTACTCACCGGACTCTCCGCAGGAACCCGCCCGGAGCCGCCGACAGGAGAAGCCGCTCGCAGTCCCGGTCGACCACGAACTCGGGATGGTCGGGGAGCCACTTGGCGAGAGCGTCATCGGGTCCGGCCGGATAGTCGGGGCGGACATCGTGCACGTTGGTGTCCTCGACGATGAGGTAGGAACCGAGGGAGATGAGCGGCCCGTAGGCGGCGAGTTCGGCGCCGACGTGTGCGGCGGTGTGGTCCGAGTCGAGGATGACCAGGCAGGTCCGCCCTTCGGCCATACCACGGATCTGTT